TGTTCTGGACAGAGTTTGCCTTTGAAGGCGCGTACGCACCTTCTAATTCTATGGCAGAGTACATATCTATGTAGTCTGTAACAGATTTCGATTTCATCGGGAAGATTTTCTCAATGAAAGCCGGACTGGCGTAATTTGCGCCAATGATTCTCACCAAGATATTTACTAAGTGAAGAACCACCTTCGTTAAAGGGTCCCCCATGAGGACTCCTTTACGAAGCATAACGTAGCGCGGCTCCGAAAACGGAGACTCACTCGTCCATTCCGAACCGTACGTGCTCATAGAGCCGTGCGCTTCAAATACAATTGGTCTCGGCGCGTAGCACGTACCGGAAACAATCATCTGGAGAATAGGTGGGATACCGCACTTCTTCATCCAGTAACTCGATATCTCACGGGCAATCTCGTGATGCATCGAATCTGTGGCTTCTTCATAGTCTGTAGAAGAGCACCACATATCCCGGTAGTGGCGAGTTTTAACTCGGCTCCCATCGGGTCGCGTCTGCACCGATTCTTCTGAAACGGCGAAGGCAATCTCTTTCCCTTCGATAGTAAATGTCGATTTGAAAGAGTTCCAAGCGTGGCTGGATTTTCCCATGCCACTCTTGGATGACTCGATTTTGCTCAGCGGATGCGAACAAATCTTGTTGACTACGTCCAACACTATCTTTAGTGCTGCACTAGCCTTTGTGACCGTCCGACCTTTTCCCGGTTCGGAGATCATAACTCACGCCGCCTGCCGGATTTCAGCAGGAGGGGTTTTTAGGACTACATCTAGGCATCGCCAAAACATGTAAGTTCCCGGGGTGGTTTGAGAGAGTGTTAATTCCTCCGTCACCTTTCCTGTAAAGAGGTCCCTTGCTTTGCAAGGTACCCCGATACTACTGTCGTACACAATTTCCGAAACTGCGTCGAGAGTTCCTCCTTCTTGCTGAGATTTTTCCCAGCAAGCGTTGGCATTTATCGTAACGCGTGCCTTGGTATCAAGGCCCGTGAAAATCGAAGGGTCCAGCTGCGCTTCCAGCGTAGCTATGGCCGCCCTGAGCGTCGCCTTCTCAGTTGCTGAGAGTGGCGGTGGCTCCTCTGAAACAGTCTTAATGAATTTTCGTTTCGACTGCATCTTCACCAAATCAGGTGGTTGTCCACAACCCCTTGACTGGCTCAAAATTGCATCCGCGTGAATGAGTTCAAACGGACCTGCAAATGATCTCGT